CCGGGCTTTTTTCAACCTCCATTCGAGAGCACCCACCACGGCGCCCCACCGGGCACGACTGCCGTGTGCCTGGGTGCTGCCGAATGCAGGTGAACCACGGAGCACACGCAATGATCGACCCACGAGCGAACAGCCCGGAGAAACTGGTGCCGCCGGCACCGCTGCCGCACGTAAGCCGCGGCGCGCTCAAGCGCATCAAGCATCCTCAGCCAATCCCCACCGGCTGCCCGCACTGCGGCGGTCTGGTCCGTCTGGTCAGCAACCGGGTGATCTACGGCCGAGAGTACGGCGACTGGCCGTATGCCTACGCCTGCACTGGCACGGGCTGCGGCGCTTACGTGGGCCTGCATCCCGACACCGACGTCCCATTGGGGACGCTGGCCGACAAGCCGCTGCGCGACGCTCGCAATCGCTGCAAGCGGCCATTCGAACGCATCTGGCGCGACAAGCTGATGACGCGCAGCCAGGCCTACGCCTGGCTCGCCGCCGAACTCCAGATCATGCCGCCCGAATGCCACTTCGGACTCTTCGACGTTGACCGGTGCGAGCGGGCCAAACGCATCTGCGACGAGTACCTGGAAGCGATCTACACCAGTTCGGCGAGGTGGGGGTGATGTGGACATACCGCGAGCGCCGCAACCGCGCGGCTTTCAGCAACGCGCAACTCGCTTACGACCGTGCCGTCGACCCGCTCTGGGACCAGCCGGAGCCGGAACCGGAGCACGAGGACGAAGAGCAGGAGGACGACGATGGCCTGGGCGAATGAGCGCGCCGAGGGCGTGATCGAGGAAGCGATCGTCGCTATGCGTCGGTCGGTGATCCCGCGCCACGACCAGTTGGTATGGCGCGGCCAGATCGAGATGGCCTACACGCTGGACGCCATAGGCACCCGGCAATACGACGACATGCGCCGCCGGCTCGACGCCGCAGCGGATGCGAGACAGCAGGAACTGAGGAGCATCGACCTATGACCACCCGCCCCGTTCGCTCGATCATCGACGACCAACTCGACGATATCGAAGAGTTTGCCGGAAAGAGCATCCGCCAGGCCGTCGAGTTGGCCAACCGCCACGGCTACCACAACCCGCTCTTCGCCAACATCTGCGGCGACCTCTGCGTTCTGCGCTTCCGGCGCAACCCCCGCCTTCACGCAACAACCACCCTCACCCTGAAATGAGACCAGCCCCATGACTGCAGCTCTCGCATCGGTCGGCGCGCTCGACCGCACCAAGTACCTCGGCGGCAGCGATGTCGCCGGCATCCTCGGCATCAGCCCCTGGCGCACTCCGTTGGACGTGTACCTGGATAAGGTCCAGCCGCGCACCGGTCCCGTCGACCCGGCGAAGCAGAAGATTTTCACCCGTGGCCAGCGGATGGAGCCCTACGTCATCGACCTGCTGGCCGAAGAGACCGGCCTGAAGATCGTCGGCCGCGGTAACCGCTACCGCGACCAGCAGCACGACTTCATGGCCGCCGAGATCGACGCCGAGGCCGCCAGCGGCGAAAACATCGAGATCAAGACGGTCAGCCCATTCAAGGCAAAGGACTGGGGTGAGGTTCAGACCGATGCCATTCCAGTCCACTACACCGCCCAGGCCATGCACGGCCTGATGGTCACCGGCCGCCAGGTCTGCATCTTCGGCGTGCTGATCGGCGGCGACGACTTCCGCGTGTACCGCGTCGAGCGGGACGACGAAACCATCGCGGCGATTCGCGAGAAGGAGGTCGAGTTCTGGGGACGCATCCAGCGCCTGGATCCGCCTGAAGCAACCGCTGTCAGCGACATCCTCCGGCTGTTCGAACGTGACGCCGGAACCAGCATCGAGGCCGATGGCAAGGTCGTGGAGGTGTTCAACCGCTTGCGCGAACTGAAAGCCAAGGCCAAGGTCCTGGAGTACGAGATCGAGTCCGCAGAGGAGCGCATCAAGCTCTTCATGCAGGACCACGCCCAACTCACGGTCAACGGCAAGTCGGTACTGACGTGGAAGTCCCAGACCACCAACCGCTTCGACCAATCCGCCTTCAAGGAAGCTCACCCCGCGCTGTTCGAGCAGTTCAAGAAGACCAGCGAATCCCGCGTTTTCCGCCTCAAGTAACCGGAGCCCAGCATGTCCGCAACCGCCCTGAAAGCCGCCGCGACCGGCAATGTCGCCAACAATGGCCAGCCGAAAACGCTGGCCCACCTGATGACTGATCCGAAGATCAAAGCCCAGATGGCCCTGGCGCTTCCGAAGCACATGACCGCCGACCGACTCGCGCGCATCGCGCTGACCGAGATCCGCAAAGTACCGGCCCTGGCGAAATGCAATCAGGAGAGTTTCCTCGGCGCCGTGATGCAATGCGCGCAGCTCGGCCTGGAACCGGGTAACGCTCTCGGCCATGCCTACCTGCTGCCGTTCGGCAACGGCAAGGCGAAAGATGGCCTGTCGAACGTCCAGTTGATCATCGGCTACCGCGGGATGATTGACCTTGCCCGGCGCTCCGGCCAGATCGTTTCGCTCACCGCGCGCACCGTGCACCAGAACGACCAGTTCAGCTATCGCTACGGCCTCGACGAAGACGTCCAGCACGTTCCGGGAGAAGGTGAACGCGGCGTCATGACCCACGTCTACGCGGTCGCCAAGCTGAAGGACGGCGGCGTGCAATTCGAGGTCATGAGCAAGGCCGACGTCGACAAAGTACGCGCCACCAGCAAGGCATCCGGAAACGGGCCTTGGGTCACCCACTACGAAGAGATGGCCAAGAAGACCGTCATCCGCCGGCTGTTCAAGTACCTGCCGGTCAGCATCGAGTTGCAGACCGCAGTCACCCTGGACGAACGCGCCGACGCCGGATTGGACCAGGACAACGCGTCCATCCTCACCGGCGAATACAGCGTTGTTGACGACCAGTCTCAGGACCAGGTCCCGGACGGCGTGAACACCGAGACGGGCGAAATCACCGAACCCGCCCCGGGCCAGCAGTCGGACACCGGCGACACCGGCGACGACGGGCTCAATCTCGAGTAACCGGCCATGCCCAGCCGAACCATCGAAGAGCAGTTCGACCGTGTCGAGGAGTTCAATAGCCTCCTCGGCGCGGCGGAGCTGAATGCCGCCACCACCTGGGAAGAAGAGTTCACCGCCGACCTGCGCGCCAACTTCCAGCGCTACGGCCCGCGGATGTTCCTCAGTGAGTCCCAGCACACCACCCTCGAACGCATCGCCAACCAGTAGGAACCCGCCCATGAGCCAGAACAACGCCGCCTTCCTCCACATGACCGCCGACACGCTCGGCAAGAGCCTGCTGCAGGGCCTGATCCAGGAAATCCGCATCCTGCCGGACGTGTGGCAGAAGCTGTCCGAAGCCAAGCAGACCGATGTGATCGAGCGCCTGGAGCAGCAGGTACGCAACGCCGCCACCATCGCGGTGCACACCATCGCCGGCGCCGAGCGCGAGACCGTCTACGGCAAGCTCGAATCCATCGCGGCCAAGGACAAGATGAAGGCCGTCATCGTGGTGAATCACTCCAGCCCGAACAAGCACGACCTTCTGGACGCGGTGAACGAGGACTGCCTGCTGATCATCGGCGGCGCCGCTGAGTTCCTCGACGGCATGAAGGACGTGAAGGCGGATCCGGACCAGAACCCGCTGGACCTGAACGGCGGCGACCATGACATGGAAGACCCCGGCGCCTGGGGCGGTATGCAACCAGCAGACGACAGCGACGTCGTCGATGCCGAGTTCCAAGAACTGCCGCAACTCACCGTCGAGCGCTTCGCCGGCCACACCCTGGGCGAGATCGCCATCGGCGTCGCCACCAAGAAGGACGTGTTCGACGCGGCCTGGCTGCAATCGCGCTTCGCTCTCACCACCGAGGAAGCCGAGCGCGTCATTCTCCAACTGCTGGACCAGGGCGTCATCGTGCTCGAGCAGGAGAACGAGGAATCCCGCGAGTTGAACACTTACCGCGTCGTCAAGAAGCCGGGGGATATCGCCCTCGACCTGGAGTGAGCCATGCGCATCACGAAACTCGAAATCACCAACTTCCAAGGGCTGCGTCATGCGGCCCTTGATGTTTCTGCGCCAGTGCTTCTGGTGGCCGGCCACAACGGCGCCGGCAAGAGTTCGCTGCTCGACGCCATCAGCCACGCCTTCACAGGTAAGCCCGGCCGCGTTGCGCAGAAGCAGCATATCGGCCAACTGATCACCGAGGGCGCCAAGAAGGGCGAGGCCCGCGTCGAGTGGCTGGACGAGGCCGGCGAGGTGCAGGCCTGCGGGGTCGCGCTGCCCAGCGGCAAAGGCTCCCAGCTCGCCGACTCGCCGTTTCTGCCGTTCGTGCTCGACGCCAGCCGCTTCGCCGCCCTGGACGCCAAAGATCGCCGCCGGGTGCTGTTCGACCTGACCGGCGCCAGCGCCAGCCCGGCCGAGGTCGGCAAGCGCCTGAAGGCCAAGGGCATCGACCTGGCGCTGTTCGAGAAGGTGAAGCCCCTGCTCCGTTCCGGGTTCTCCGCCATGGTCGGCCAGGCAAAGGACTACGCCAGCGAGGCGCGCGGCGCCTGGAAGGCAATCACCGGCGAGAACTACGGCAGCGACAAGGCGAACGGGTGGGAGCCGGAGGCGCCGACGGCCATCGTCAGCGAGGAGGAACTGGAATCGGCGCGCGCGGAACTGCGAGCCACCGCCCAGGACCTGGACGAGGCCCAGCAGACCCTGGGCTCCAGCAAGCGCGCCCACGCCGACGCCCAGGCGCGGGCCAGCCGCATCACCGCTCTGCGCGAAACCGCAGCGCTGGCCGACCGCCGGCGCAACAAGCTGGCCACCGACGAGGCCAATCAGGACGAATGGTCGGAGAAGGTGATGGCAGCCGAGGCCGCCGCCAGCGGCGAGCCCGCCCACCAGCCGCTGACCTGCCCTCATTGCCAGGGCGCCGTGGACCTGCAGGCCGGCCAGTTGGTCGCGCACCAGCCGCCGGCGAAGGTTGCCGATCCCGAGGCGGCGAAACGTCTGGAGGAGTACCGCGGGTATCTTGCCAGCGCTCAGCGGGCCGTCGCCAACAGCCAGCGGGACCTGAAGGAGAGCGAGGACGCCGCCGCGCAGGCCGCCGCGCTGGAAGCCGAAACCGCCCAGGCGCCCAGCGCCGAGGCGATCGCCAACGGCGAACAGGCGATCAACGAACTGCGCCAGGCGCGTGACCGGCAGCAGGCCAAGGTGCAGTCGCTGATGGAAGCGTTCAACGCCGCCGCGCAGCGCCAGGACGTCATCAAGCAGGCCGCCGGCTTCCACGCCGAGGTCTGCGCCTGGAGCGCCCTGGCCGATGCCCTATCCCCCACCGGCATCCCGGCGGAAATCCTGGCCGACGCGATCGGACCGGTGAACGAGCTGCTGCAGCGCCTATCCGGCACCGCCGGCTGGTCGCCCGTGCAGATCAGCGCCGACATCGACGTCACGTTCGGCGGTCGGCTGTACGGCCTGCTGTCCGAGTCCGAACGCTGGCGGTGCGACGCGACCATCGCCCTGGCCATCGCGACGATCTCCGGCCTGCGCCTGGCGCTGCTGGATCGCCTCGACGTGCTGGATATCCCTGCTCGCACTCAGCAGGCGATGAAGCTGTTCCAGAGCCTGGCCGCCGGCGGCGAGATCGACACGCTGATCGTCGCCGGCACGCTCAAGGAACCGATGGCGAAGACGCCGGCCTGGTTACAGGCGGTCTGGATCGACGCCGGGCAACTCGTCGACCAGCAGCAACAGGCTGCGGCCTGACCCTCGATACAGCGCCCCACCCGGGGCGCTTTCTCTTCCAGCACGCACCGGACGCCGCCCTGTGGGCGATTCAACCATGCCTCGTGGGCCGCCCTGTCAGGCAGGGCGGCGTCCGGTGCGTGCCGTTCCCCAAGGAAACAGCATGACCGCCTATGAAGACTTCTTGCGAGCCAAGGTCCGCCTCGCCGAGCCGAAAGGCTTCGAGGTGAAGCCATCGGCCTTCCATCCCCTGCTCAAACCGCACCAGCGAGCCATCGCCACCTGGCTGGTGCGCCAAGGCCGCGCGGCCTGTTTCGCGGCCTTCGGCCTGGGCAAGTCGGTAATGCAGCTTGAAGTGGCGCGCGTCACCCGCGACCTGGCCGGAGGCTACGCGCTCATCACCATCCCGCTGGGTGTGCGCCAGGAGTTCTACCGAGACGCCGCGATGCTCGGCATCACCGTCCGGTTCATCCGAAGTTTCGACGAGGTAGACGACCCCAACACAATCTACCTGACCAATTACGAGACCGTCCGCGATGGCAAGCTCGACCCTCGACGGTTCAGTGTGGCCAGTTTGGACGAAGCCAGTTGCCTGCGCGGCTTCGGCGGCAGCAAGACGTTCCGCGAGTTCATGGCCCTGTTCGCGGGTGACGATCGCGCCGCCGGCATCCGCGGCGATGGCGTCCGGTACCGGTACGTGGCCACGGCCACGCCGAGCCCGAACGAATACATCGAGCTGCTGGCGTACTCGGCGTTCCTCGGCGTGATGGATGTCGGCCAGGCCAAGACCAGGTTCTTCAAACGCAACTCGGAGAAGGCCGACCAACTCACCATCCATGCCCACAAGGAGGGCGAGTTCTGGATGTGGGTGGCGTCCTGGGCGATCTTCGTTCAGCGCCCCAGCGACCTCGGGTTCAGTGACGAAGGCTACGCCCTACCGGAACTGGACATCCGCTGGCACGAAGTACCGTCTGACCACTCGCACGCCGGCCACGAGCGCAATGGCCAGGGACGCCTGCTTCGTAATACCGCTATTGGCGTGCAGGACGCCGCCGCCGAGAAACGCGAGAGCCTGCCCGCCCGGATCGCCAAACTGATGGAGATCCGCGCCGAGGCCCCAGATGCTCACCGGATCATCTGGCATGACCTCGAGTCGGAACGCCACGCGATCGAGGCCGCCGTCCCCACTGCCGTAAGCGTCTACGGCTCCCAGGATCTGGAAGAGCGCGAGCGCGCGATCGTCCAGTTCAGCGACGGCGAGTTCCAGGAGCTGGCCGCCAAACCGGTGATTGCCGGCAGCGGCTGCAACTTCCAGCGCCACTGCTCTTGGGCCATCTACCTGGGCATCGGCTTCAAGTTCAACGACTTCATCCAGTCCATTCACCGCCTGCACCGCTTCCTGCAGACCGGCCGCGTGCGCATCGACCTGATCTACACCGAGGCCGAGCGCGACATCCGCCGCCAGTTGGAACGGAAGTGGCAGCAGCACAACACCATGGTTCAGCGCATGACCGAGATCATCAAGCAATACGGCCTGTCCATCGCCGCCATGGCGCAGACACTCACCCGCTCCATGGGTGTGGAACGCATCGAGATCAAGGGCAAGGACTACACCATCGTCAACAATGACACTGTGCTCGAAACCCGCCGCATGGAAAACAACAGCGTCGGCTTGACCATCACCAGTATCCCCTTCAGTACCCAGTACGAGTACTCGCCGAACTACGCCGACTTCGGGCACACCGACGATAACGCGCATTTCTTCCAGCAGATGGACTATCTGATCCCGGAAATGCTGCGCGTGACCATTCCCGGGCGCCTGGCTTGCATCCACGTGAAGGATCGTATCGTTCCTGGCGGCATGACCGGCCTCGGCTTCCAGACCGTCTATCCGTTCCACATGGAAGTGACCCGCGCCTTCGTCAAGCACGGCTGGGCCTACATGGGCATGAAGACCATCGTCACCGACGTGGTTCGCGAGAACGCCCAGACCTACCGCCTCTCGTGGACGGAACAGTGCAAGGACGGCACCAAGATGGGTGTCGGCATGCCCGAGTACCTGCTGATCTTCCGTAAGCCCCCCACCGACAACTCCAACGCCTACGGCGACATTCCGGTGGTCAAGGCCAAGCCCCTGTGCATCGACGAAGACGGCCAGATCGTCCCCTTCGCCATGGACAAGAAGCTCACCGTCACCCGCGGCAACGGCTACAGCCGGGCACGCTGGCAGTTGGACGCCCACGGGTTCACCCGAAGCAGCGGCAACCGTCCGCTGACCGAAGAGGACTTCGAAGGCATCCCGCACGACGTGATGTTCAAGCTGTACCGCGACTACAGCCTGTCCACCGTCTACGACTTCGAGCACCACGTCCGCATCGGCGAATCGCTGGAGGTCACCGGGAAGCTGCCCACCGGCTTCATGCTGCTGCCGCCGCAGTCCTGGCACCCGGACGTATGGACCGACGTCGCCCGCATGCGGACGCTCAACGCCCAGCAGTACAGCAAGGGGCAGGAAATGCACCTGTGCCCGCTGCAGTTCGACATCGTCGACCGGGCCATCGTGCAGTACTCCATGGAAGGAGACCTGGTCTTCGATCCCTTCGGCGGGATCATGACCGTCCCGTACTGCGCGCTGAAGCTCAAGCGCAGGGCCCGTGCCCACGAACTGAACTCCCGCTACTTCCTGGACGGTGCGGGCTATTGCAAGTCTGCCGAGGAAGAGATGGCCATGCCCGACCTGTTCGCCCTGCTCGAGGCCGAGGCTGACATCATCCATAAGGAACCCGCCGCATGATCAAGCGCACTCTCTACCACTTCCACTTCTGCTGCGGCCTGGGCGGCGGTGCCGCCGGTTTCAACCGGGCGCGCCCGCGGGTCGGCAACGTCGAGGCCGAATGGGTCTGCCTCGGCGGGATCGACGTGGACCCGGCCGGATTGCGCGACTTCGAGCGCCTGGCCGGCGTCCCGGGCACCCTGCTGGACCTGTTCACCCGCGACCAATACATCCGCTTCCATGGAACGGAGCCGCCCGCCGGTTGGAGGGAGGCAACCCCGGAGGACATCCGACGCGCCGCCGGCGGGCGCCGACCGGATGCCGTGTTCATCAGCTCGCCCTGCAAAGGCGCCAGCGGCCTGCTGTCGGAGAAGATGAGCCTGACCCCGAAGTACCAGGCGCTGAACGAGTTGACGCTGCGCTGCATCTGGCTCATGGGCGAGGCATGGGCTGATGACCCGGTGCCGCTGATCGTCTTCGAGAACGTCCCGCGCCTAGCCAGCCGCGGCCGGCACCTGCTGGACCAGATCAACAGCCTGCTCGGCGGCTTCGGCTACGCCGTGGCGGAAACAACTCACGACTGCGGCGAACTGGGCGGCCTGGCCCAGTCGCGCAAGCGCTTCCTGCTTGTCGCGCGGCACGTCGAGAAAGTGCCCCCCTTCCTGTACGAGCCAGAGAAGAAATCGCTCCGCGCCGTCGGCGACATCCTCGGCCGCATGCCGCTTCCCGGTGATATCGATGCCGCCGGCCCGATGCACCGTGTGCCGTCCCTGCAGTGGAAGACCTGGGTTCGCCTGGCACTGGTGCGAGCCGGCAGCGACTGGCGCAGCCTGAACGACCTCGCCGTCGAGGACGGCTACCTGCGCGATCTGATCATCGTCCCGAAATACCGGGCTGGCTACATGGGCGTGCACGGTTGGAACGACAGCACGGGCATCATCGCCGGTCGCAGCAGCCCCACGAACGGCGCATTCTCTGTCGCGGACCCGCGCGCGCCGGCAAACGCCCTGCAATACCAGCAGTACGGCGTGCGCCGCTGGACCGACACCTCGGGCGCCATCATCGGCGTCAAGTCGCCCGGCCAAGGCACGTACTCCGTCGCAGATCCCCGCGGCCAGAGTTTCGGCAAGTACCCGGTCACCGACTGGGACGGCCCAGCCGGCACCGTGATTGCGGCCAGTACTACCGGCCAGGGTGCATTTGCTGTCGCGGACCCGCGCCACCGTGGCCCTGCCAAACACTCTAACGAGTTCCGCATCGTGCCTTGGGACCGCCACGCACAAGCGGTCACCAGTGCCCATGGCACAGGCCAGTGCGTCGAAGACCCGCGCGTGCTCAGCCGGACGAAGGGAGACCCGTATCTCACTGGCGGCCACTACGGCGTGGTTGGGTTCGACCAATCCGCCGGCGCGGTGTCGGCCAGTGCGCGGCACGACAACGGTCGATGGAGCGTGGCCGATCCGCGCATGCCGAAGGCGAACGACCGGCTGACCTGCATCATCCAGTCGCTGGATGGCACCTGGCACCGGCCCTTCACCACCCTGGAGCTGGCCGCGCTGCAGAGCCTGGTGGACCCGGAAGAACAGTTGATCCTCGACGGCCTGAGCGACAGCGACTGGCGCGAGCGCATCGGCAACGCCGTACCGCCGGCCGCGGCCGAGGCCATCGCCGGCGTGATGGGTACAACGCTGCTGCTGGCCGAGGCCGGCGAAACCTTCATGCTCAGCAATACGCCGATCTGGGTGCGCCCGGTTGCGGTGGCGCTGAGCGTCGCGCAACAGGAGGTAAACCCGTGAACACCGAACAGTTCATTCGCAACGCGGCCGCGCGCGGGCTTTCCCGCCGCGCAACGATGCAGGCCCTTGGCCTGGGCCGCTGGAAGTTCGACCTGATCATCGGAGCCATGGGGCCCATCGAGTGGGCCAAGAACGGCACGACGCTCGGCAACCGCCTGGCCTACGAAGCGTCGCGCGGCAGGTTCACGCCGGCGCAGGCCGCAGCGCTGGAGCGCGCGCACGAACGCTGGAGCGAGAGCCGACGCTTCACCGTCGACGGCGTGACCGGGACCATCGCCGAGCTGGTGGAGCACTTCCAGAGCCCGGTCCACGCAACGACCGTCCGCCGCCGCGTCGCCGCCGGCATGAGCCTGCGCGACGCACTTCTCTCCCCGCGCCAGCAGCCCAAGCCCGGGCGCCGGCATCCCTGGAACCGTTCGCAGAAGCAGGTGCAGCCATGAAAGAACGTCCGATCCTGTTCACTGGACCGATGGTCCGCGCCATCCTGGAAGGTAGGAAGACGGTCACGCGGCGAGTGATGAAGCCGCAGCCCGACTTCCTCGGCTCAATGGTCGATCCCAATACGCCATTCAAGGCGCTTGATGCCGGCCTGCACGCACGCATCATCTGCCCCTACGGCGAGCCCGGCGACCGGTTGTGGGTGCGGGAGACCTGGCACGTTGGCAAGCCTCACGATAAGACCGCGCCAGCGGACATCCTTGCGCCGCTGCTCGCCGAAGGTCGAGGCATCACCGTCCTCTACACCGCCGGCGGCTGGCAGAGCGTCGGGCCTGCAGGACGCGAGGAGCCGATTTACCCAGATGACCAACCGCTGCCGGACTGGGCTGGAAAAGGTCGGCCCAGCATCCACATGCCCCGTTGGGCCTGCCGCATCCTACTGGAGATCACCGCGGTGCGCGTCGAGCGCCTGCAGGACATCAGCGAGGTCCAGGCGCGAGCCGAAGGTATCACCGACGGGGGATGCTCGAACTGCGGAAACCATGAGCCCTGTGGGTGTGAATGCCCGGCGCCAAGCGCAGTTGACTCGTTCGTTCACCTCTGGCGCTCCACCGGCGGCAACTGGGAATCCAACCCCTGGGTCTGGGTGGTCGAGTTCAAGCGGGTGACGCCATGAGCGCCATCATCAGCGAATGCGGCCAGTACCGTTACCTTCTGACTCGCCCTGGCGACTGCCTGGCCGACAAAGGCACAGCGGTTTTCCTGATGCTCAATCCGAGCACCGCTGATGCCGCGCTCGACGATCCAACGATCCGGCGCTGCCGCAACTTCGCCTCGGCCTGGGGCTGTAACGGGATCGCCGTCGTCAATCTGTACGCCTTGCGCGCGACGAACCCGTCCGACCTCTGGCAGCACAGCGACCCAGTAGGCCCAGACAACGACTGGCGCCTGCGCGCGATCGCCCGAGAGTACACCGACATCGTGTGCGCCTGGGGCGCCAATGCGAAGCCCGAGCGAGTAGAAGCCGTAACCAGCATCTTGACCGCCGCCGGCGGGCGCCTCTGGTGTCTTGGCACGACGAAGGATGGCCACCCGCGCCACCCTCTGTACGTGCCTGGAAATCAAGCGCTCCAGCCTTGGGCGCCGAGGGCGGTCCCATGAACCAGCCTCCCGCCGACTACCAAATCAGCGCCGCCGACGCGCACGAACTGGCCGGCGCCGTGCTTCTGCCGGCGGACCTGCGCCGCCAGGTGCTGGAGAAGATGGCCGCCCAGCGCGACCCGGCCACCATGCTCGACCTGTTCGCCCAGGTGCTGGGCATGGCCAACGCCGTCGCCGAGAACTGCCGAGCGATGGTCGAGTTGATCCTCATCGAGCGCGGCGAACATCCGCACACCGCGGAGCAGGCGAACCTCCCGACGATGTTCGGAGCGCTGCAGGGCGTTGTCCTGGCCGCAACGGTGAACCCTCGCGACACGTGCGCCGGCTGCGCCTATCGACTCGGCACCCCGGCGAACACCTCGCCGGTCACCACCTCCGATGCCATCTACTGCCGGCAGGAACTCAGCCGGTTCTACTGCCACGCCGACCTGGACGACCAGGGCAACCCAGTCCGCACCTGCGTCGGCCACGCCAAAGCCATGAAGCAAGACGCCACGAAATGAACCGCCCCACCATCTGCCGCACCACGGGCCAACGGATAGGCCTGTGCAAATGCTTCCGCTGCCGGCCGCCGGCGCCGGAGCAACCGGAGACACCACAATGTCCTCTACCCAACACCAACTGATCGAGCAGTGCGCCACCCGCCTGCGCGGCATCGTCGAAGCCCTGGACAACATCCACGACAACACCCCGCACCGCTGGTCGACGGACCTCGACGAGGTTCATTCCTCAGCCGAGAGCCTGCTGGCCATGATCAAGGACCAGGCGCCGCCGTCCGAAGACCAGTTGATCGCCGCAGGCCTCAGCTACCCGCTCGCCAAGGAAGATGCCGTGCAGCTCTGGTACGCCGGCTTCAGGTCCGAAGTGGTCACTGTGCTCGAGGCCTGGGAGGCAATCGGCCACGATATCGGCATGAACCCGAGCAAGGGCGAACTGCTGGATTCCCTGCGCAACATGGCGGCGATTTGCAATGCGCACGGCAATGACATGCCAGCCCAGTCGGCAATCGACCAGCGCCAGGTCATCGCAGACGCCATCACCGGCGCGCTAGCGTTCGGCGCCCAGGCCAGCCAGCCGCCGGCGGAGGATCACTGGCTTCGTCCGTTCTACGACATCGGCCGCGCCGAGGGACAACGCACCCAGGAACTGGCAATGCTGGTTCGCATGCTGGCCGCTTCCCTGAAGCGGCATGCCCCGGAAAGCAACCTGGTGGCGCGCGCCACCAACTACCTGGCCGCCAAGGGCTTGGCCGGCACACCGCTTCGTGACCCGCCGGCACCGGTAGAGCAGGCAGGCGGGGATGAGCGGGCGGCGTTCGAGGCGTGGGCTACGCATTTACCGATGGATCGGCAGCCGCTACGACCAGACCTCTATATGCCGCAAACTCAATGGGCGTGGGAAGCGTGGCAGTTCCGCGCCGCCCTGGCGCAACCCTCCCAGTCTCAGTATGAAGCCAGCTTCGAAGAGTGGCTGGCCAACGAACTCGAGGGCGAGGACGGCCAGCCTGTTCCGGCTGCGGTCTGCGACATTACCCTCGCACGCCGAGCATTCAACCATTGGCCCAAGCTGGAACATCCAGCCAAGGTCGGTGGCGTCCGCTTCAGCGCTGGCGTGTCGTCGCGGCTGGTAGTCGAAGCCGCCCAGCGGCTGTACGAGTTCGAGTCCACTCCGGAGAAAGAGGCGGAGCGCATCGAGCGGCTCCAGGCGTTTCGCGAGCAACTCGACCCACTCAACCTCGCCCCGCATGCGGAAGCGTTCAACGAAGCGCCTGCCGATGCGCTCAGACCTGAGCAGGCAGAGGCGGAGCAGCCGGAGGTGGTGGCTCGCGTCGTGCATTCGAATCCTGTCGTCCTCGGCCAGTGCGGTCCGCTCAATGCAAACGATGAACTGATGACTGTCGCGCAGCATGCAGCCAGCGTCGCCCGTTGGGCAGAAATGTTCAATCGCGTGGAGCAACAGAGAGACGCCGCCCTGGCCAGGGTCGCGGAGCTGAAAACTATGTCGCACAACTATTGTGCGCTGCTGATGGACGCCAACGCCAAACTAGCGGAACTGGAGAAGCAGGAGCCGATCAATTTGCAACACATGGCTGTTGCAGCGGATGGGGAATTACGTTGGATGACTGGCCGGAAAATCGACAACTGCGAACTCTACGCCATGCCAGACTTCGGACAAGCGCCCAAACTCTACGCCGCCCCTGTAGCCCAGGCTCAGCACAGCGTGCCG